CCAAGCCAACATGCCCAGTTTAGCATATGTTCGTTCTTAGAAAGGATAGTCATAGTAATGATTGGATGCAGTTTATCAAACATATTTAACAAAGCTTTAGACATCTTTGCTGTTAAGATAACGTTATGCTCTAAGCTGTTTGCAAATATAGTAAACATTTGCGGAGACTCTTCTAAGAAAGAAAGGCCTCCCACAAAAACTATATTACCATATTTATTCCTGCAAACGTAAGACTCTGTATCATTAAATATTTCAGAAAGAGCTTGATTTACAGAATCATACCCAAAGTCTTTGATCTCTAGTTTATTAGAAGAATGCATAATATGTTCAAACTCTTCTACATGATAATCTAGCATTGGGGTAAGGTAAGCCCTACCCCTTTTAATTATTTGCTTTTCACTATCTATAGAGTTTTTGGAAACCATCATTTACTTCTTGTATGAAATCATTGTTTCTTCGAGCAGGATGCCAGTATCTTTCATCTTGCATCATCTCCCTTAAACCCTGTTCTGTAATCTTTCCAGATGGAGTGCTGTCACTACCCATAGATGGAGACTGTAGTTTTTCCATAACAAACTCAAGAGCCATAAGACCTTCAGCAGTTTCAGTTAGCCTCTCAATAGATTCCATATGCTCTTCTGGGAAGAACTGCTTAGAAAATAATGCAGCAGCTTCTATTCTAGCATTGGCGTTATCACCAAGCTTTTCTATCTCAGCCTCAGTATCTACCATTTCTCCCTGAGTTGCTTGCATTACTTTCTCAATGCCTTCCTCAAACTCAGACTGACTAAACCCATAAGTAAATGCGTGATCTGCCCACCATTTAAGAACATCACTATCAATAGCACTTTCTTCGTCTACATAGTCAGGCAGTAAGTAATCTCCTGCGCTATCTGGTCTATCCTTAAAGCTTTCTGCTTCTATTTCTTTTAACACCTCAGATCGAATATCTTTATCCTTAGTGCCTAACTTAGACTCAAGCTCCTTGTAAGCTTTAGCTAAGTCCTCACCAGACTTATATTTCTCAGGCAACCATTCTGGTCGATCCTCTGTCTTAGCCTCTAAATCTTCTGCTACTACAAAGTCTCTTTCCTCTTGTGGAGGTAGTTCTGTTGTTGCTTCTGCTTCTTGAACTTCTTCATTCATTATTCTTTACCTTATGTGATCTTTGGACATGACGTTCTATTAAGCCAACTAAATAACGTTGACCCTCTAAATGACGCAACTCATCAGTAGAAATATTAGGACCACTAACCATTTCTATAGTTACACTACGCAAGTATTTAAGAATTTCTTGACCAGTAGGTTCGGAAAACAAAGAGCCAAAGTTAAGGCTAATTCTATCTTCTTCTGCTTTCTTTCTTGCTATTCCGTCTAAACCAATGTGACTATTCTGCGGCAATAGGTGGCCCTGCTAATTGTTGCTGTTGCTGCATCTGTTGCATTTGCTGCATCATTGCAACTATCTCTCTACGCTCATCTGCGTCACGAATCAACCCATCAGGTACACCAAACTTTTTAGCTAGGTGAATGGCAGTCTCTTCTGAGTTAATTAATACGTTAGTTGTGTCAGGACCAAAGAAAGTATTAACAAGCTCTAGAAATCTAGAAACGGAGGTAATGTCTTGATTAGATTGCGCTTGCGCTAGAGGCGAGGAAGATCTTATTTTTACTTCTCGACCATTAACAGTAGGCATTTCTATACGCCCCTGCTTCTTAAGAATATAAATCACCCTTTGCAAAACAGGCTGCACCAACTCAGCTTGCAGTCTACCAAATGCTGATCCTATCCTGCGTGACAAATCTGCCATACGTTCAGCAACTTCTGTAGCAGATGCAGGAGTTCTATCTGGATTTCCTAGCATATCATTGTATAGTGCGCGTTTTATATTCAAGCGCATATCGCTTAGAACTATATCAGCAACATCAAATCTTCCTGCCGATTGGATTGGCTGCAATCCACCCGATTGAGGTGACTTTGGTATTATCGTGCCAGGGACTAAATTGATAGTATCTGGGTTAATGATGCCATCATCATCCATCTGGTAAATGCCAGAGATAGCCATCTGTGCATTTTCTAATATTAACTGAATAGTAAGATTGGTAGTCTTGATAGCAGATAGAGCATTAATCAATGGACCCCTGCCGTATACTTCTCCTGCACACTTAGACCATCTAAAACAAACATAAGGATTAGAACCCACACCCTTAAACTGTTGTTCTTTGATATAAGTCTTAGTAGACATATCTATTACATAAAGAAGGTATGCTTCCTCATTTCGTTTACTGTAATCTTTGCAAAGAATCTCTAGTAAAGTACACTTACCTTCTGGGTCTCTTTGCGCTCGTTGCTGTACTTTAGGATCAAGCTTTGCATCAGGATACAAAATTATTATCTCAGAGTTTCTGATACCTTTTCTTTCTCTAAATACATGATCTATCTTATCATCAGGACCAGTATCTAAAACAACATGCGGCAATGGTATTGCAGAAAATGTAACAGGGTTTATCGCATCACCCTCATCTACACACAGTACACCAGTACCTACTGCTAGATCCATGAACGCCTCATGTACTTCCTGAGAGAAGTTTGAGTTCTGTAGTATTTCAAATACATACTCAGTAATCTCATCAAGATCATTGTCTACAAAGTCACGCTCTTCTTTTGGTATTTCAGATCCTGCGATTAAATCTGCCCAACGTGCAAAGTTTGGAACTAATCCCGATTGGAGCCTCGAAGCAAACTCTTGAACGCCAACCACCGCTGTTTCGTCAAAGATCTTATCATCTCTACGCTGACCTGCTGTCTCGTAATAAAAAGACTCACGCTGCGGTAGAGCGTACTCATAACATTCTTCAAAAAGGTCAACAAAGTTTTGCCTATGTGCTTTAGCTTTTTCATATCGTTCTAACTTCTGTTTTGGATCATGCATTATAAAAACCTACTATAGTATCCGATTCCACCAGTAGAACCAGTAATTAAAGACCTTCTACCTGCACCGCCTCTACGACCTGTACCTGCTTGTCTACTTTGAACATTAAGTTCTTTTTCAGATCCAGACAGGACTCTTCTTCCAGATCCAACTTCTCTATCTCTTTCTACTCTTCTTCTTAGCAAAGACTGCTTTGCTCTAGCTCTTTTTATTCTTTGTCGTTTTAACTCATCTTGAGCTAGAAGCTCTTGAGCCTCCATAGCTTTTTCTGGGTCTTGGGTGTAAATACTTTCTGAGGTAACAGATGTGTCACCAACGCTAGTACCAATAGTACCAGTAGTAGTCCCAGTAGTAGTAGTCCCAGTAGTAGTTCCTGTAGAAGTAGTGCTAGTAGTGCCAGTAGTAGTTCCTGTTGTCGTAGACTCTCTAAGCGCAGCTTGTTTAGCTTTCTTTTGTTTCTTTTTCTTCCTTGCTACAGAAGCTGCTCTTGCAGGGTTAGAGTCAAATGCTTCCTTACCTGCCGTTGCCTTTTGTTCGTAAGGCCTTGCTGTTGGTTTGGTTACAGGTTTTGATTCTGCCACTAATTTGCCCGAAGAGGTAACTCTTTTAGCCGTTGAGCTTTTTTTTGTTTCTACTTTTTTCTTTGGTGCACACATAACAAAACTCCTCGTTACCTATTGGTAAACACAATTCAAAACAAATTTCAACGCACAAGTGACCAAACGCTAGGCTTGTTTGCCACACTTTTAGGTTTCCTGTTAAATATATCATAGTCTTTTCTAGCTTGAACTACCTGAGAAGGTTTCTGATTTGACATCAAAGCGCGTCCTTCTCCTGCACCCAACAACAAATATTGCAACGCATCGTGTATGTGAGAGTACATATTCTTATCAGGTTTATCTGCGTATCTTTCACCACTTACTTCCATACGCTTGTAAGCATAGCCACCTTCAAAACCCTTGATAAGTTGTTGGCATCTTCTGTCCATCAAAAACGCAGGTTTACCTTCAACCATCTTGTTAAGTTGCTGCGCCACTGACTCCAAGCGGAGATCCACCGAATTGCTCGGAGCGGGAAAAGCACGTAGACCTGCACCTCTAAGTATGTGGAAAGGGGTAGATTCGTCCGTC